CATTTCGGCATTAGTGCGCTCAGCGAACCACTCACGGCGACCCGCAGAGTCCATTTCACGGAGCGCAGCAATGTCCATTTCCCCCTTGAGAGCGGAAGTGCGGAGCTTTTCTACCATCGGCTTTGGAATACAGAAGAGGGCCATGTTACTTGCAGGTTAGCTTATCAATAAGGGACTGTGCCTCCTTGAGGTCGAGGTCTTTGTTCTTCACGCCCGTCTCCATCTTCCCCTTCTCGGCTTCGATAGCCTGAAGAGCCTTACCCTTTGGGCTGGTATAGGAACGCTTGCGGACCTTCGCGACGAAATCGCCTACGCGTTCGCTCGCGGAGAGCTTACCGACGAGGTTCATGCGCGCGCCGATAAGCGCCTGCACGAATCCAGCGGCAGTCGTTTCATTTATAGAAAGGTTCTCCATCGAGATTTCCTGACCGCGACGGGTGTTCGCGAGAGAGCGGGTACGCACGAGGTCGGCAGCGAGGGTGAAGTTGCCGTCACGGATAGCCATTTCAGCCATCACGACGTTCGCTGCGGTCTGCGTCAGCTTATCCGAAGTCTCGATACCCTTAGCTATGCGGTATGCCTTCTCACGGTCTTTCTCAAGGAGGTTCGCCGCGAGCTCGGTCTGCTCGTCCATCTTTTTGCGCTCAACCAACAGGTCACCATCGAACATGTTCGGGTTCTCTTCCTGCATGCGCTCCCATACGCGCGACTTAAAGGAGTCGTCGGTCTTGGCGGTGGTCTTTGCCTCGGGCACGCGAGAGCCCTCGGTAGCTTCGACCGTTTCAGTACGGGTCTTGGCAGGGAGTTTCGAAACTACCTCCGAAGCGTCATACATACGCACGCCGACCCGCTCGACGGGCGTGGAATCAAGTAGAGCGAAGTTCGCTTCCTCGGGAGTGAACCCTTGCTCTTGCAGCTTCTCGACGATGACCTTCGCGGGTGAATAGCCCTGAGGCAGCTCAGGAACTATTTCCACTTCACGCACAGCGGGCACTGGAGAGTCGGCAGCTTCTTCTACGCGAATAGTTTCTGGTGCAGGTGAAGCGACACGCTCAGCAGGTGGCGTATTTACTGGCTTCTGTGCGGCGGGGTTTTCTATCGGGGGTGGGGCCTCTGCTTTGATTGGTTCGTATTTATATCCGTTCTGCGGGAAAGCGGGTTCGAGGTAGCGGGCCTCGATAGTAGGCATGCCGTCCTTAGGCGCGCGCGGAGTCTCGCCTGCGTCTATCGTAGGGAGCTTCTCGTTCGGCGTATATGGCTCGTAACCCTGCTTCTGCGCGTAGTCGCGATGGCGGGTGGTCGGTGTATTAATCTTTACATTCGTAGCTTCCAGCGAAGGCTGCACTTCGCCCACTTTGACGATACGGTTCTCAAGGACGGTGCGCGCGCCGATAATCTCCTGCTCTGCGACCTTCAAGATTTCCTGCGAGTTCTTAACTATCTTCGCAGTGGTCTTCTCATGTACCTTTCCTCCTACTTTAGGACCGAGATACATCGCAGTCAGCGCACCGATTTCCTCTACGAGAGGACGAATCTTTTCTTTATTCTCCTGAGAAAACGGAAGGCCGTCTACGGCTTCTGCTGCGAGCGCGCCGCCACCTGCACCGAGCGCCCCGAAGACGTTATGGATACCGTCAGCCACGTATCCTGCGCCTGGAATGCCGCGCATGGCTTCAAGAGGAACGGTAACGCCGAGGAACGCAGTATTCACCACGCCGAGAGCGGCGCGTCCTGAGATAGTGGCAGTCTCCACTGCGCCCACCTGCGGGCGTATGACCTTAGCAGCCGTACCAATCTTGTTGGGGCCTGTAGCGAACTCTACGGCTGTCCTCACGGCCTGTCCCCTGTTCATAGGCTTCAGGAGCTTCGGCAGCTCTTCGAAACGCTTCTGCGTATCTACGACCGTGTGATGAAGAGCTTCCCATCCCTTAGAGAGAGCGCCCTGCATATCGAGCGACTTAGGAGCGGGAGCTTCGGTGAGAGCAGTCTTCGCAGCGATACCCGCGCTCTTGAAGCGCGAGCCGATGTCCTTGAACGTGTTCTTAGCCACGCCAGCGACGCTGTTAGCTTTGCGCGACTCTTCTGCGAGACGAGCGTTCTCAGCGTCACGCTCAGCTTTGCGACGACGCTCTTCGTCTTCAGGACCGTAGTTGAACGGCTTGATACCGCCCGTACGTACGACGGGGGCGGTTCCTGCTGCTCCCTGCCCGTACGGAGTTATCGCCATACTTACTTGTTAGCGTAATCCACGGTCACACCGTTGTCGGTGAGCAGCTTATCAAATTCGAGTGCGGCCGCGTAGCCGTGCTGGTTGATGATTTGAGACTTGTAGCTCGCGTACGCGTCAGGGTTCGCACCTGCCCATCCGTTCTTGTCGCGCTGGTCCTTCAGGAGGTAGTACGACTGAGCTACATCGCTGTTTTTACTTGCCGCGAGCTGAGTCGCGCTGGGACCTGCCGCCTTAACGACAGGACGAGGGATGTTGATTTTCTTTTGGAGCGAAGCGAACTCGGCTTGGTACGTAGGGCTGTTCGGGTCGAGTGCCGCAATCTGACCTGCGAGGGCAGGCATGTAGTTCTCAAGGGCGAGGATGGAGTAACGCTCCTGAGATTCCATGCGCGAGAGCGAGACTTGGAACTGCTGCGCCTCCTTCGTGCGGCGGTCTGCGAGCTGCTCCTTCTGCATGTCGGTAGCGTAGCTGAATACGGTGTCGATAATCTTGTTCTGGTGCGCGACACGCTCGCGTGCGTCGGTCGTACGGATTTGGAAGAGCGTCTGAAGGTGCGTACGCGCCGATTCGAGGTCGTCCTGAGCCGCTGCGAGCTGCGCGGCGATAGGAAGCGACTTGATAGCCGCCTCGCGGTCAATCTGAGCCTGTTGCCCGCCGATGATAGTCTCGGTGATACCGCGACCCTGACCCACGAGACCGAGCTTCTGCGCTTCTGCTCTGTTGGTGATAGCGGTGATTTGAGATTGGAGATTGTTCACCTGCGCTTCCTTGCGCTGGACACCCACCTCCTTCTCGGTACGTGCATAAATTTCCTCCGTGTTCGCAGGCGGCGTGTACATCGTCTCAATCATCTGTTTGAGGTTCTGAGGGCCTGCTGCTGGAGCTACCGTGCCGTCTGCGTTAGGAGTGCCTGCTGCGACGTTCTGTACGCCCAGAGACCCCATGATAGCCATCACGCCCGTGCCCGTGGTGTCTATTTCGCCTGGCTTAGGGAGCTTGATTGGCGTAGAAGGCGCGAGCGCGCTCGAAGTGACGGTACGTGCGCTGCTGCTGCTCGAAGAACCTGAATTATCTACGTATTTGCCAGTGAAACCGCTCGACTTCTTTGCCTCTTCAGTGTTAGACGGCGTGCCGTTAGCCTTGAAGTAGTCCGACATTCGCTTGTTATATGCGTCAAAGCTCTCGCCTGCGCGGAAATTGCCGTAATCAGCAGCCGACTGCTTGGAAGAAGAGCTCGAAGAGGTGGGCTTAGAGCTCGATTTGGAGCTGGACGAGCTCGAAGAGCCTGATTTGCTAGAGCTAGAGGACGACTTCGCGGGCGCTGGTGAGTTCTTGGAACTAGGCGCGCCTGACACCTGTACTTTCGTACCTACGATGTCCCAGTTGGAGCCCTTCGAGGAAGAAGACTTCGAAGAAGACGAGCTCTTGGAGCTAGACGCTTTCTTTTTCGAGCTTGAAGATGAGGATTTGGACTTGGAGGTAGCCATATTGGAGGGTAAGGACTGCGTTAATTATACCTTAGGTCTGTGCAGTCCACGTATTTGCAGCAGAACAATAATAAAGTTTGGTGCTAAAACCGACGACTTCGCCCACCTCGCACGTAGAAGGGAGCGCCGCGACTACAGGAACTTTCAACCGCGTGTTGAAGCGACTGAACTTATTGAAGTCCTGCGAGTCAGAGAAGTTGTTCGTATAAAACTCCTGAGTCAGGGCTTCAAGGTCTGTTATCGCTTTCTGTACACGTTCTTCGAGGTTGTCGTTCATGATTATGGGTTATTGAGGGTATTCGCTTCGAGCTCGTACCCCGCCAGCTCAGCTCCGCCCGTACTTTCGAAACGGAACTGGAACTCGCGGCCGCTCTTGAAGGCGGTGTCGAGTGCTTCGATGTTGGTGAACGTACGTGAGAGCTGTCCTGCCGTCGAGAACGTGCCGATGAGGGTCCACGTGCTCTCGCCGTCTACCTTGTATTTGGCGGTCACGGTCTCCCCGTCCACGAGCCTACGGAAGAAGACGCGCACGAAGTCGAGGTTCTTGTCGCTGAAAGCGTTGTCGAAGTCGAAAAGACGGCTCTCGTATACGGAAGTGAAGCCGTACGCGGCGGTATCGTTCGTCTTATCAATCGAGCCGTCTGCCGAGTGCGCGACGAAGAAGTAGTTCGCGGCCGTGCCGAATGCCTGAATACCCGAACCGTTCACATTCTCGTCGATGATGTCGCACGTGAGCGCGTACTGATAGCCCACGCCTTTGCGACCGAATGACCAGATACCTTCGTTGTATTCGGTCCCTGCCGCATTCGTCATGATTTTCGCAGAGAAAAAGAGTCGGCCGTTCACCACCGCTTTCGAGGTGGGCATGGTCTTTCCCGATAGCGCCTGCGTGAATACTTCCTTCACTACCTGCGGATAGCCGCCCGAGTACGTTTGTACGATGAGCGCGCCGCGTCCTGCGCCCGTGACGTTATTTAGATAACGGTCAGTAACGCCGATAAGAGCTCCTTCAATAGTGTCGAGGACCCTAAGCTCGCCCTCGCCCCAGTCAATAGCTTCCTGTACGTCAGGGCTCGTGAGATTCCATAGAAATACTTTTGACGCACCGTTGTACGAAGATACCGGAGCACAGGCGATTGCGAGATAGTTACCATAAGTGGCGAGCGAGGTGATTTTGAAGTTCGTAGGGAGCGTCAGTACTGCGTCCTGCACCGTACCTCCCGCGTTAATGCGTACGAGCTTGTTGTTGTATGGAAGGTAACCGTTGTCGTCCTTTGCGATAATGCCCTGCGCGACCGAAGTGATAGCAGCGACCGTGCCAGCAGAGTTGGTGATGGTAGGAACCCCTGAGAGTAGGCCGTAGGAGAACACTTGCGTCGTACCTTGGAACCCCCAGAGCTTGTCCTTGTATTCGAGCAGACAGCCGTTCTTAACCGCGCCGTTGCCTTCCGAAGAAGCAGGAAGGGTCCAATTACCAGTCGTAGCGTCTGCTTTGTAAACGATTTTGGTAAGTCCCGCACCAGTCTGCCCGAGACCATAGAGCTTCGGGGAAGCAGACGCGTATACGAAGTCGCGGACGAAGTACTGCTTCATGCCTGTCGGTGTAGAGCCGTCGTTAGTATCAGCCTCAAGAGACCGATACGGCGTGAGCCGCTTCGGGTTAGAGAAGATGTCGAAGTGCTTCGTTATCGCGAACTTGTCAGCACGAGCCTCGCGGATGTCGTCTGCGATTCCTCCTGAGAAGCTCTCTACCTTGATGGAGACTTTAGCCATACTAGTAGGTGACTACGTATACGATTCCTGAACCTCCCGTACCGCCAGGGTAGCCGTTAGAGGTGGAGTTGCCTTCGCCACCACCACCACCGCCGCCTCCATAGAGTCCGCCGTTGCCGCCAGCCGTATTAGACGCACCACCGCCGCCGCCTGAACCGCCAGTCGGTTCTCCTGAAGCTGCGGACACGCCCACCGTGTTCGCTGCGCCGCCTGCACGAGGAATGAGTGTGATTGCTCCGCCCGTAGCGACGGCGTTCGTACCGCTCGTACCAGCACCGCCGCCGCCGCCGCCGCCAGCGAGCAGGGAAGCTGTTCCAGGCCCGCCAGCAGCAGTACTGCCGCCCGCGCCGCCTGCACCACCTGCGTAAAGACCAGCGCCGCCCGCGCCGCCTGCACGAGTACCACCGCCAGCTACTCCACCAGCGCCGCCAAGCGCTATAGCATACGTACCGAAAGTACTGTTTCCGCCTGTCGTGCCCGCAGAGTTGTTCGTAGACGCGCCAGCACCGCCAGCACCGACAGTAACGGCGACTGTAGAAGGAAGAGCTGAAGTCGGAATGACAAGACGAGTGAAACCGCCTCCGCCGCCTCCGCCGCCGCCAGCGTCTCCGTTACCCGTGCCCGAACCTGAACCACCTCCACCTCCACCGCCGATGAGGATGAGTTCTACGGATGTTCCGTTGGCAGGCTTGGTCCACGTACCGTTCGTCGTGAAGAACTGCACGTTCGGCTGAGGAAGCATGGAAGGGTTCACATAAAGACGCGCTCCCGAACCTCCTGTGGCCGTACCCGCTAGGATTTCCGCCTGCGTCGCTTCTTCCACGATACCTGCGTTGGTGGCACTAGCATTCGCGTTACCACCCGAGTCTACATACGCTTTCACTGCCTTTTGGGTAGGGATTTTGTCGTCGCTGTTGGCAGCGAGAGTGGTATCCGCGTCGAGCGCAGAAACTTCCACCTTTCCTTCGTTAAGGTTTTGGAAGTTCTGATTCAGAGCGGCAGGACCGTCTGAGATTTCGTCCGAGCTATTGATGGTAGTGATTACAGACATAGAAGATTAATTTACGTAGGCGCGTATCCAGCCTGGGGAGCTCGACGAAGCGGAAGGGATATAAACCACTCCTTTGAAAGAGGTAATGGTGGTCTGCGAGTACGCGTCAGTAGTTTTCTGTAGGATTCCTGCCGAGTTGTACTTACGGATTACGGCACTCGCGTCTACGGCATAGATATTTCCGAGAGAGTCCACGACTATACCGTTGATGGTCGCAGAGGAAGGAATGCTTACAGTGGACTGGTAGGTGAGTGTCGTACCTGAAAGCGTGTACTTGCTGATGTCATACGCGTTCGCGCTGTTGCCTGCGAGGTGCGTGAAATAGAACGTAACGCCGTCGTAAGTCGTGAAGTAGACGTATGTATCCGTAGCAATAAGCGGGTTGGAGCCCGAGAAGTTGATTTGAGTGCCAGCTACGCCTGCGAACCAGTCAGATTCAGCTACCCGATACAGTCGGTTCGCGTCAGGAGTCGTGCCTTGGTCTTGCAGAAGCATGTAGACCTGTCCGCCAACGACACCGAAGCCAATGCAACGGTCCGCGTCTGCCCAGTCTAAAGTGACGAGCCTGCTCTTCCTTCCGCCTGTCGTCGTGGAGGCAAGGAGGGTCGTATTGGTCGCGCCGTTACCGACCCAAACCTTGTTGTAGTCGTCCGCGAATCGGAGTCCAGTCGGCAGGTTTGCAGTGAGCTGAGCCACATACATAGGCGTACCGCCTTCGTCCACGTAAGCCTTCACTGCCGATGATGTCGGGATAGTCGTGTCGTTATTGTTCGCTACGATTCCTTCCGCGTGGGTCACGATGACGGAAGACTTGAAGTTATCTACTTCGAGATTGGAAATCGTGTTTTCGTCCGCGTCGATGGTCTTATCTTCGAGCGTCGCAGCGCCCGCCGCTTCGAGCTTCTCTTCGTTCAGGGTCTCGAAGTTGTCGTTGATTACGTTGCGGGAGGTAGAGCCGTTATCGTTCAGGTTCAGAGGGGTGATGGTGCTCATGGTTTTGCTTGGTTATTCATGCCCGCGTCGGGGAAATTCCACGGTGCTGCGTGCTGCCACGGCAGGTTCTTCTGACTCCAAAGCGCGAGGCCGAGGAACGTCGCGTTCTGCATGAGCGAAACGGTCTCGTCCCACGTACGCGTCTCGCTAAGCCACGTAGTCTCAATGGTGCTCCAAAGCTCCGCACCTGAGGCGCGCAGCTTGTTGGCGAACACTGAGACTGGCTTAGAGACGTTCTGCATACTAGTGAGGCGAATGCGTTACCTTCATACTCATGCGCATGCGGACATCCTTGTTACGAATGGTGAAATACTGCTTCAGCTTTTCCTCTTCGCGATTCATTTCAGCGGCGAGGTAGTTCAGGTTGGAAAGACCGAGCGTGATAGCGCCGTCGTAGGCAGCAGCAATAACGAAGCCACGATGGAGAAGGCTAGGTACACCAGGCTCCTTCGTAGTGTCAGCCGCGGTGAAGTACGAAGGCGTGCGCTGGAAGTAGAACTTGAGTCCACCATCAACGTCTTCGGAAGGGGTCGGGTAGAGGCGAACGATGTTGTCTGCGATTTTGTCATATTCAGAGGGGATTCCAGTTTCAATAAGCTCTTGGTCCACAGCCATATCGCTTTGGCTCATGTCGCGCTGACGTAGCAAGTGCCACGAGCCCGTAGCGTCCTTCACCTCCACGCGGGTGAGCGTGAGGATGGTGTTTCCCTGCTCGTCGTTCAGGAACGAATAATCAGTCTGCCCTTGGTTCAGGTCAGTCGTGCCAACGGGTAGCTTCGTATGGTTGGTGTCGTCCCACTGGAACGTACGGTCTGCGCCGATGGCATAACCAGTGACGGTATCGAGATAGTTGTTCACGCTCGCGACAATCTTCGAGGTGGACCACTGTGCAGAATCCACCCGCATGAAAGTGCGGACCTGCTGGACGATACCGAGGTTAGTTACTGTGTCAGAGAAGGTCATAGCGAGTTCGGTTATTCGTAGACGAAGTGCGGGGCCCCATAGCCACCACAGCCTTCTTGAGGCCCCAGACTTCACCTGCGATTTTGCTTTTAAATACGACAAATGCCTCCACCACCAGTTTCTCAAGAGAAACTACTGGGAAGGCTTTAACTCGGTTTTTGGAGGGAGTGTTCATTGTCGGTTTCCGCTTCAGGCGGGGGGTTCAGTAGTGGTGGAGGTCTGAACCCCCCGTCCGAAGACGAGGGAGGTAACTAGGTAACGTTGATGTCGAAAGTGACAGGAACGAGCGTAGTTGGGAGCTTCGTACCGTAGTCCACGCGGGATACGATTCCGATTCCTGACTGAAGCGCTGGGTCCTGAGTAACGACAATCTGACCGTAGGTTTCCTTGAGGATACCGATTTTGAGGCACTTCTTCACACCTGCGAACACGTGGCCCGCAACATGTGAGTTGGATACGTAGTGATACGCACCCATGTAGTAGTAACCCCCGAAGGAATCAATACCATCCTTGAGCCCAGCGTCGGCAGTGTTGAAGCCGTTGGCCTGAACGAACTGCTCGATGAGCTCAAAGTCTTCTGGTCGCCATACGAAGAAGATTCCGTTGCGCTTAGCGAGCTCACGGCCGTTGGCCTTTACGATGAGACGCTTTACGCCGCGGATAATATCGTCGATGTTGGCAGCCGACACGGTGAGGGCAGTCGCGCCGAGGCCGACTGCACCTGAACCAGCGTCACCAACATTGGTCCACGTAGCGTGGGTGGCGAGCATTGCGCTCTCCAGTTCCTCGTCGATGAGGGTTCCCTGGAGCGTAGCGAGCTCCATCTGATTGACGAGGCTGCACTGCGCGAGGTCCGCACGGTCCACGAACATAGGGATAATCTTCTTCGTGGTTACGTCGAAGGATTCGTTCGTGAGAGCGAAGTCCTGGAACGCATACGCCGTTCCACGAGTACCCGACTGCACAGCAGGGGTGGTGCTCATGTAAGGCACGTTGAAGGTCTGCGTATTGGAGTAGATGACATCTGCCACCTCCTTCCAACACGTAGGCTTGTCGAGGCGGTCCTGGAGCTTTGTAGCCCACTCCTGAGGATAAACGCCAGTGTTAAAGGTATTCACGTTAAAAGTAATTTGATTCTGTTAAGAGGATTCAGAATCAAACGACTTGGAGGGTAACGGAAGCCTTAGGTAACGATGGAGTTGGAAGAGAAGTTGCTTGCGCTCTTCTCACGCTGGAGACGCGCTTCAAGCACCTTCGACCGCATGTTCTGTGGGACTTCCTCGAATGGTTTCGAGAGCCAGTAATCCACAGTGTCGGCAGTCTTATTGCCTGTTCGCTTCGTGGTCTTCGGGATAGCTGCATTAGCTTCCTTTCCGTCACGGAGGTCCTTCAGGTCGTTTTGGAAGTGGCGGTTGTCGAAGATGTCTTCGAGTTCCTTACCCATATCCATGTATTCCTGAACGAGGGCGAGTTCTTCTTTTCCTTTAACGCCATTCGCTACTGCGAAGGCCTTTTGCCCGTAGTCCAAACCGTCTGATTTGGTGTCTTTGGCTTTTGCTTCTACCTTCGTAGACTCGTCGGACGAATCCTTGAGTGGAGCGAGACCGAGGCGCTTGCGTGCCTGGTTCGTCTGCCTGAGAAGGCGGCTAGCACGGGCTTCGTCAGACTCGCGAGGCTTCTGACTCTGCTCGTTGGGCTCTTCGACGGATTCCTCGGCTTCTTCGTCTAATTCTTCGGTGTCGAGGTCTTCGTCTTGAGTGAAATCATTTTCATCCATAAATGAGAAGGGGTGGTGTTAGGTCAGTTTTGGAGGGAGGACTGAAAACTCGGTGTTACTTTTTGGATGGAAGCATAACCATTAATAATCTACTTGGCTTTCGTTGCGGCAGCCTTCTTAGCTGGGGCTTTGGCCGCAGCCTTAGTAGGCTTGACCTCGGCAGCAGCAGCTTCCCGAGCTGTGATTTTGTCGAGAAGACGGGAACGCTTTCCTGGTGCTAGAGACATTGAGGGAGGGTTAGTAGTTGGTAAGTGCGTACATTATACCATTCGGTCGATACTAACGGCCTTGATTCGGTTTCTTGTTGCCCGAAGAAATCTTCGTCTTGTAGCTGGCGAGGTCGTTGAAGCCTGCTTCGACGAAGTTCACGCCTTCCCAACGCGCACGAAGACGCATGCCGATGTGCTCATTGGAATCCTTCGCGCCTTCGCCTGCGGTAAGTGCGAGCGCGAAGTTGAGCGTAGGATTCGGTTCTTCGCCTGCGCGAAGCGTGCCCTGATAGTAGACCGAGTGCAGAAGGAGCTTCTTGAGCGCCATGATAGCGGTCTCATTCTCGGCTAGAACGTGCAGTTCAGCCTTTTCTGCGGGTGTAAGGAACGAATCATTGGTTGTCATATGTGGTGGTTATTACCCCGTAGGTACGGGAGCTTCTACTGGTGCACCTGTCGGTGCGGCTACGGGCGCAGGAGGATTCGGACGCGCGTAGGTGTCGATTGGGTCGAGACCCGAAGCCTGAAGAATCTGATTGAAGACAGAGGCCATGCGTGGGTCGTCGAGGGCCTGAGGCGCGGCAATAATCTGACGGAAGATGTTCGTGAGGTTGTCTACGACGCGCGAGAGGTTCTTTTGCTTGCCGACGATGTTGGTAAATACGTCCACAGGCGCGTCTTCCATTTCCTTTTCGAGGATTTGTACGAACTTCTTCGGCCCGCCTTTCATGAACTCGTCGCGTGCCATGCTCTTGAGCATTTCCTGTACGTCGTCGTTCACATCCTCGCCTGCGATAACCATGTCCACGATTTGCTGGTTGGACATGTTGATAGAAAGCGCGTCAGCGATGTACTGGAGCTCCTGCATGTCGAACTCCGCGAGGAACTCGTCGCCCTTGCCGAGCGTGTCTACGAGGTGAGGGATAATCCAGTCGCGATACAGTTCGTCCATGAACGTCGCGAGCTTGCCCTTACGGTATTCGTGAATGCCCTGTCCTTCGCTCGTAATAAGGTCTTGGAGCTTGAATGGAGTGCCTGCCGAGGGATTCTCACCCATGAGCGCGTCCGTGGCTCCTGAGAGCTTCTGGGCCTGTTCCTCCCAACGTGAGAGGTTCGCCTCGAAGATACCGATGTTCACTGGCGTGGTGTTGAGCTGTTCGAGGTTTCCGCCCTGCTGGAGCTCGACGATTTCGAGATTCTCCATGTCGGAGAGGCCTGTAGGGTGACGCTGCGCGATTGAAGGGTCAGTCGTCTTGAGAATGACCTTGGAAGCCGCGTCGAGCATGCCCTTGATACGGATTTGGTCGTATGTGGTCCATACCTGAGACTCGAAAAGCTCTTCTGCGCCTCCGATACCGAGCGCACGGCCGTAAATAGCGTCGCGAAGGACGATTTTGAACGGATTAGCGTTCATTCGGCCCTTCCAAAGGGTGACTCCGCGCTTTTCAGTGCCGTTTTCGCCATCCACGAAGGTGATGATGTGCATTTGGCGCGTGTACGTCATGAGGTCTTCGTCCTTGTCGGACCCTGAAATCCACGTATCGGGGAACATTCCGTGCACTTCGTAGACTTCTACGTACTTTCCAGGCGTAATAGCGTCCTGACCGTTGGTCTGGGTGCTGGTTTTCTTATTATTCTGCGCTTTTCGGAGCACATCTTCGAGAGACATGTCGAATTGACCCCATCCGACAGCGCGCTTGTCGAGAAATTGGTCGGGAGCGAAGTTGTGCTTGATACCGAGAGGACCGCCGAGGATGTCGGTCTGGTCCGCGAAGGCGAGAGAAGCGAGCGGAACCACCTCGGGACGAGGGGAATCCACCTTTTTTACGAGCGCGCCGCCGAAATCCACGTAGGATTCCACCATTTCGTCGATAAAAGTGTCGATTTCCTCAGAACGGGCCCATTTTTGATGGAATTTTCTCAGGAGAAGCGATTTGTAGTAGTTTTTCGCCTGATTTACGAACAATTCGATGTCCTTAACGTCAAAACCCTCGCTCCTGTACTGGAGGCGAAGCATTGGAAGGATGATGTTCTTAATCGGCTTGTCGTCGTTCTTTCCCGTGGCGAGCTGGCCGTTCTTATAGAGGACAGTGAGCTTGATGTGCTCCTGCATGCTCCAGTTGTAGCCCTCTACGACAGGGATTGCTTTCTTGTAGGCGTTTTCCTCCGTGGTGATGAGGTCGAAAATGGTTTTGGAGGTATCCACGGTGGAAGGGTTAGGCTAATGCGCGGGCGTAGAGCTTGGTCCACGTAATGCGGAACATCTTGCTCTCCGCGATACGCCGCATTACTACGGGGTGAGCGAAAGCGGTGGCGCGCTTGTTGCCGTGCGTCATCACTATCGCTGCGCGCTGCTTGTAATTAACGATGGTGTCGAGGTTCGCGAAAGCGTCCACGAGGGTTTCGCCTTTCCCGACATACTCGCTAGCGCCCATTTCTATATGGACGCGGTAAAGGTTGTCGTCAGAGGGCTTCGGAGTTCGAGCACGTACGACTTTAGCCGCAGGCTCAGGAGGGGTATTCGTCATGTGCCGTAATTATACCATTCAGGCGCTTAATGCTTTGCGACAAGGTTTGTGCGTGGGCGAACCTTTGTAGAACTTCAGCGCTTGGCCGTCGGAAACGAATACATCTTTCTCGCAGAAAGCGCATGCGCCGACGTTCTGCCTTTCACGTGGAACGCTCGTGAGCTTCATCGCCTTGCCCCACTTGCGGAGCTCTTTGCGGTTCATGCTGTTGAAGTCGAGTGCTGGGGGTGTTGCTGCTTCGGGGTTCATATTAGCGGGCTGGGTTATTTGGTTTCTTCTTGCTGTTGCCCCACTTGGGCATGCGCGCAGCAATATCGCGGGTATTAATCATCGGCACGAGGCTTGTGAGCGCGTAACGAACGCCGTCCATGTGGTGATTCCATATGCCGATAGGAGTAGAGGTGTAATTACCGTCGTCGTCCTTCTCGAACATATAGTTCCTGTACTCCTTCCACAGGTTCGTGCTGCGCTTCGTCACCCAGATGTTCTGGTCACGCACTATCTGAATGCCGTAGTTCACGGAGCCCTGACCTTTCGTAGCGGGCTGGATGTTGAGGCCGTAGCTCCTGATTTCGTCGATGGACTTAGGCTCGGCAGCGTCCGCGATGGTGAGCGTGGACTTCATATTCTTCATGGTGTCGGCAATCTGCTTGTTGCTCGTATCCTTCACATACATCTGCTCGTCGAGAACGTAGCCGCCGTTCCAGTAGTACACATCGCCCACGGCGGTAGGGTCGTTGGTATATCCGAAGTCGAGCCAGCGGCGCTCCAAGCGGGCTCCTTCTGGTACGGAATCTATCTGCTTCCAGTCGGTGTAGACCTTTCCTTCCGCCTCACCGATTTGGCCGAGGCCGAAGACGGTCCACCAGTCTTTCTTGTCCTTCCTCGATTCTAGCTCCCTGACGATGGCTTCAGGCAGTCCCTCGTTATCCTTGTACGTGACGATGATGAAATCGTGCTGCTTGTTCTCGGTATCTGCGTCTACCACCTCGTCATGCACCCAGAAGCGGGCGACGGGGTTGAAGTCGATGTAGATGTCCTCGTTCGTACGGATGGCGAGCTGCGTGTAGGTTTCGTAGCCGATGTTATTGGCCTCATTGATGAAGAGGACATCGCGGCGGGGACCGCGCACCTTCTCGGCGGAATCGGCGGAGAAGAACTCGATACGCGTGCCGTTCTCGAACGTGTAGATGAAGTCGGTGCGGTTCCACTGGCTCTCGCGGTAGTATCCGTGCCCCTCCATGATATTGAGGAAGTCGCGGATAGCGCCTTTCTTGAGGTGCGGCAGGGTTTCGGATACCACCGAGAAGAGCTTCCCAGGCTCCGATTGCGCTCGGTCGATGAGGATAAGGAGGATGGCGATGGTCTTTCCAGCGGACGAACCGCCCTGAATAACCCTCACGCGGGCATTCATCGCCGCGATTTTCCTGACGCACGTGGTTACGGTGTACTGCATATTAGGCTTGGAATCCGATACGGTCGGCCACCATTTCCTTACGCACGGGCGCTATCTGTACGCATTCGTGTACCTTCGTCTTCTTATCGAGCAGGATAGCGTCTTCAGCAGAAGAAGCCCGTACCGTCTTCTGCAAAACGTAGGTATTCATTTTCTTCTTCGACTTGGAGGGAGTCTTCATAACGTTAAAGGGCGAAGCCCTCGCGCCAAATTTTCGGGGTCGCGCCCAAGATATACATAGCTATGTTGTACATAGTAGGGAGGACGGGGGAGGGGGCCATTTTATCTGGAGAAAATAGTTCTGGTAAAAAATTCCTATGTCCCAATTCCTGCAACCCCTTCTTGCCTCGCGGATGGGGCGGGGGGGGGCGTGATTTGAGATTCGGATTCGCTCACACGGCCTTGCTGTACCCCTACCCCCTCAAAAGTACCCCCTATAGCCTCTAGGGATTCAGGATAGCCCGTACTTTCGTGCGCGGCCTCTAAGGTATGGGCCATAGTTGCTGCTAGCTCGACGGGTTTATCTTGCGAAAGGCCACCGAGGATGGGCGTAGGGGTCTTGATAGATACCTCTGCTATCGTATCGGGGTTACCTTCGGCCATCTTCCATATCTCTAGCTTGGGCATGCCTTGCAAGAAATCATCGCGTTCCTCTTCGGTCATGCGTGCGAGCATATCGCGTACGTACTCTTTTAGCGTGCGTTCTTTCGGGCGGCCGTTAGGGTTTCCACTCTGTCCCTTTTTCCACTGGTAGGGCTTCAGGCGTGCGGCGGGCGATTCTTTTTCCTGCTGGGTGTTCTTAGCGTGTATTTCAGTACTAGGTGAGGGAGGATTCATGAGCACAATTATAGCAGCAAGAAAAGAATCCTATATATAAGAGAGAGAAATATGCGCGGCTCTTATACTTACATGCAAGGATACTAGAGAGAATATGTACACGTATGAGCATGATTATGCGCGGCGGTTTCTCAGAGAAAATAGAGGCGGTTTCTATACTAGCATGCAAGTACAATATGTTGGCGTTTTGGCAATAGTCTTTTATAGGGCTTAGATACTTATTCATACGGCGGCGATACCTTTTCATTTCAAAATAGGGGGTTTATCCCCGTTTTCTATTGACGCTGTATACTAGCATGCTAGTATCTCTAAAGCGGTTAAGACCGCGCAACCTAAAACACCTAAACGTATGAACGAGAGCAAAGCAAAATGTACGGGTATCGGAAGCGAGCTATGCGCATGGAAGCGCGGCGAGCGTTGCGAGCACCAAGATACTTTTGCGGCTCAACGGTTCAACACGATAGGAAGCGCGCGCGGCTAGCCCGATTTAGCAGAGAAAGCACTAACAGTAAAAGCATGATTAAAGATTGCGAGCGCAGCGGCTACGGCTCGACGTACCGCGCAGAGATACGGGCCGAGAATAAGGATATGTATCTCACGGGCCTTTGTGCATTGTTCTCTATTATCGGATTGGGCGCGTTCCTATTCCTCTACAGCGTATGAACGAAGAAACCATCACCCCCCTCGAAGTGCTCGAAGACGTAGACACCGTAGTGTGTAACGGATGTGGCGAGGATGTGGCCGAGGATTCTGCGACAACCATCGGCGGGCAAGAGTTCTGTAACAGTTGTGAGGGCGACTACCTAGCATGTAACGATTGCGGCGAGGCCGTGACCGTAGATGATAGCCGTTCTTACGGTTCGGGCGACTATTGTGACTATTGCTATGAGTCAGTTGCGTACATGGACTGCGAGGAATGCGGCGATAGTACGCACCGTGACGAAATACATGACGGGCAATACTGCTATAGCTGCTATCAAGGCCGTAACGAGGAAGACGAGGACGAATGCGGCGGGCCAAGCCGTAGCGTATACCGTGAGTACACCGATAAGAACCTAGCAGAGTTTCAGAGCAAGGATAGCGGCGTATTCATCACTAGCGAGCGCATATTTAGCGCAGAGCTAGAGGCATACTACCCCGATTCAGACGCAGTACGGCGCGCGAGCGCGGCTATACCGCAGGGATTCGGCGTATCGCATGACGGCTCACTAGGCGCGCGCGGTATAGAGTTCCAAACCCCGAAGCTAAAGGGCGGCGCGGGCGAGGAAAATATACGCAAGATTTGTAAAGTGCTCGCAGCAGAACAGTTCACCGTGAACCGTTCCACGGGCTTGCACCTACACTTGGACGGTCAGGGCCTCATGCCTAAAAACCGTACTAAGGAAGACCCGCGCGCGTTACGCAATATGTTGCGATTCTATCTAGCCTATGAGGATGTGTTGCTATCGTTCTTGCCAGCCTCACGGCGCGGCAATAACTATTGCCGCCACCTACGCACCGCGCTATCTATCGCAGAGCTAGAGACAGCTCGCACGCTCGAAGCGGTAGAGCAGATGTGGTATCGCAGCCAAAACAAAGCCGAGGTAAACCGTTGCAAGCGCAGCAAGTACCATGACAGCCGATATTACGGCGTGAACGTACATAGCTTGCTTAAAGACGGCCACCTAGAAATCAGATACCACTCAGGCACACTCAACCCGCAAAAGATTCTCTACTGGGTAGCATTGCATCAGGCGATTCTCGACGGCGCAGTCAATGACTTCAGGGACACAGCACCGCTACCACCGAGGCCAGCCGATGACGCACCATTCTCAGAGCGCGTGGCATATTCAGATATGGCACACGCGCGACAGTGGGCGGCTACGCGATTCAACGCTAACGAGGCGTACAGTGCGACAGACCTAAAGGAAAAAACCGAAAAGATGTTCAACGTGCTCGCTCTTTCGCAGGGCGCACGCGAATACTTTGCGGCCCGTCAGGAAGTATTTACCAGCACGCGCGAAGACAAGGGCGAGCGCGATTCACTTACAGAAATATGTGCGGAATAGTCTATCACTGGGGCAACGGCTCGAAGCCAGCCCGCAAAACCGTTCTGAAGCGTTACACGAAACAAAAGCATAGAGGCTCGGACGGATTCGGCTACCTTGCATTGGATAACAAGGGCAACGTCACCGAATACCACCGAAGCCAAAACGAGCAGCAAGTGCGAAAGGCACTAGAGGCGCAGGATAGTACGCATGTACTTTTCCACCACCGTTACCCGACTAGTACGGCCAACGTACCGGAAGCGGCGCACCCTATCTACGTACAGCACGCAGAGCTAAAGCACAGTTACTACGTGGTACATAACGGCGTGATTGCCAACCCCGAAGACCTACGCGCAGAGCATGAAAAGCTCGGCTACAAGTACACAACCGAAATAGAGACGCGATACCGAACGGCAAGCGGCGCAGAGTACATAGCCGATAGTAACTTCAACGATAGCGAGGCCCTAGCGATTGAGCTAGCGCGCACTATTGAGGGCTTGCAAGCGGAAGTTGGCGCGCGCGGCTCGATTGCATATATCGTTATGCAAGCTACGAAAAACGGCAAAAAGATTAAGCGCACGTACTACGGCACTAACGGCGGTAACCCGCTAACAGTCTCACGCAGTCACGGCGCGGTAACGATTGCGAGCGAGGGCGGTACTAAGATAGAGGCCAACAAAGGCATGGTACTGGATACAGATGGGAAAGTGCGCGCCAGCGGCGTGAAGCTGATACCGCAGTATGTAGCACCTAAGAATTACACCTACAACGGCCCA